AAGCTGAAATCTCCATCAGCCCCAATAATCTCTTTCCAATACTCAGCATTTTCTTTCTTGTATTGTTCAATAGATACTTTCTCTTCTGCAGCGTCTTTTCCTGCCAAGAATCCGTGTGGTGTTACGATGATTTTTCCATCCTCATATCCCAAACCATTGATGTGGTTTTTCATAACAGAAACTTTTGTACGGATTGCAAACTTAACAGTTCGTTTGTCTTTGGTTGCTGAAATTTTGTTTGTTCCAGCACCTTTTTGATTACCGAATAAGAATACCAAAGATGAGTTTAACCAAATTGCTTCACCACCTTTTGCTTTAATCTTTGGTTGTCCAAATGGATTGTCAGGAAGTTCAACCCAAGGCTGATTAACAATAACCAATGTGTTTTCATATTTTGAATCAGATTTACGAGAACCTGAAATACGTTGGTTGATACCCATTCCAATCTTGTCGGCAAGAACCGCAGCGTTGTGTTGTTTACCACCTTTACCTTCGTAAGTCATCTTACAAGGAACCGAACCTACTGAATCCCAAAGGAACAATAAATCATATTCCAATTCACCTTTTTCTTGAGCGTCCAACAAACTATTAATATAATCTGTAATTTGTTCAATGTAAGAGAAGTTGTTATTGAAGATGAAGAATCCATCCCAATCTAACTCTCCTGTTTCGGGGTCAACTACTTCGTCACAATCAAAACCCATAAGTCTTGCGTGTTCAAAACTCCATTTCTGTTCGGTGATGATGAACACGGGAAGGATATTTTGTTTCTGAGCTGATACGGCCGCTTTTACAAGAGCCGTTGTCTTACCTGTATCAGAGTGACCCAAAAACATGTTCAAGTGTCCTATGGCGGGTCCTGGTAGTCCTACAGCGTCCAAGAAATCTTTACCCAAGTCAAAGTATCTTTGTGGTTTATACTTCGCCGAAGTTGAGAATTTCTTCTTTACTGAATTAAAATCGTTTTTCTTGATTGCCATGTGTGTTATAAATTAATCATGTATGGTACCATACAAGATACCATACATGATGTTTTGTTTTATTAGAACGGTAAGTCCTCGTCAGGTTCAGCGTTAATCTGTGGGTCTGAATGGAATGGACTTGGTACTGTTGATTTAGCACCACCCATAGTCATAACACCTTCATCACCATAAAGGTATTTACCTGTTTCAGAATCCCAACGTGGTTCTTCTCCACGAGAAAGAGCTTCTAAATACTCAACAGGTTTTTTAGAGTAAACGTCAGCCCAAGTCAAAGCGTCTTTCAACCACTCTTCTTTACTTGCCGCGTTTTCATGAAGTGATGATGGGTCATCGTGCATGATTGTCTGAATTGATGTGTAATCTTTTCCACCAGGTGTTTTAGATTTAACCAACTGTACGATAAGGTCTCTACCTTTATCGGGGTCAGTAATATCACCCTTTTGTCTCCAAATTGGAATGATTTTGTCTAAAATACCATCGTTTTTGTAATTGTGTTTGAAACGCCAGAATTTTACTCCTTCTTCTTCAGCATCACGGTCAATAACCTTCACGATGTAAAATTTACGTGATTTGTATTGTTTAGCCAATTCTTTGTCAGATTCTTTACCTGTTGACATAAGTTCTTCATGAACTTCATTCAAAGGTGAACGTTCGTTATCGTTCTTACCTGGGTCATAGAATTTTTGCCATTTACCACCCACTTGTAATTCATGGTACCAAACCTCTTTGAAAGGTGAAGAACCATCGGGTGTAGGAAGGATACGTACTCTACGTTGTCCTTGAGCTTGACCTTGTGGAAGGATACAAGCGAAATACTTTTTCATTCTTTCCTCTTGAGACATTTTGTTTGCGTCTCCGAAAGATTGTGTGTTTTTTTCGTACTGTGAAAGTACTGCGTCAAGTGAACTCATCATAATTTTGTTTTTTAGTTGTTTAAGTATAGGTTAATTTTTAGTGTTCGTCAAATTATTCGCCAAATAAAAAAGGGTCACAATGTGACCCCTAAAGTATAGTAAAATTTCTTTTAAAATCAACCCATCTTAAATGATGATTGGGTTGGTTCGTCACCGTAATTGTCAAATGTTCTTTTAATTTCAGAAGGTACAATTTGTTCTACTTCATCAGATGTTAAAACATATTCGTTTTTACCTGATTTTTCCATATCTTCTTGTTTGTCATTAAAGAAAGTTGAAAGTTTTTGATTAAATGGTCCACTATCAAGACTTCTTAATTCTAATTTTTCTTGAGACGTTTTTGGTCTGTATTTTTCAATTTTTTCTTCCATAGAATTTAATTTTTCAAATACTTGGTCCATATCATTCAACTTTGTTTGCATGTTTTCAATTTGTTTGAACATCATGTCAAAATATTCTTGTTGTTTGTTTTCAATACTTTTTTGACTATTAACTAAATCCGTAATATCCAATTCTTCACTATCAGAACTAGTATCATCACTTTCTTCTGATTTTCCCGCCGAATCAATTTTTTCAACTTCAGTATCTGTCGCAGTATCAATCACTTCTGGTTCCATTGGTGCCGTTGCTCCTAATGTTGGGTCAGCAGGTGCTGCAGCATCAGGTGCTGGTGGTGGAACATCTCCCGCAGTATCATCGGGTGCTGGTGGAATATCTCCAAGACCCGCAGCGTCTTGTTCCATAATATAAGAATTAATCTTATTATGTCTTTTTATTTCTTCAATTATTTTTCTATCTATAGCCATTTTAATTATCCATTTAATAATTGTTTAACACCGTGTGGAGTTTCAACTTGAACTCTTCTGTTTGTCTTAAGTGTATTGTCTACTCTTTCAATAAGACCATCTCTATCTCTTACAGTGTAGCAACTTCCTGTATCTAAGTCACAAACTTCGGTATAACCACCACCAGTATTTTTTTCGGTATATCTTGTGTTTTTACCAAGATAGTTGTCTAAATGTTGTTTAATATCCATAATATTTTTCTTAATAAATATATCTTAAAGGGTAAATAGTTTATAAACTTCACATTGATGTAATGCTTCGTCCGCGGCTTTTTTCAAATCATCAAAAGTATTTTCATTTGATTTAATCCATTTATCAATTTCTTCAGGTGTTTGGAATCTTTGTGTTGGCCACCATAAAATCCAAGTTGCAATCATATTGTTAATAATTGTTTCTCTTGGTTGGTTAACCCATTTTTTACCTTTATCATAAATCAAACTATTATTTGGTGTTTGTGAATTATAATAAGTTGATGAAATAAATTTTATTGAATTCTCAAAACTTGAGAATACTGCATATGGTGTAGATAAACCAGATTGGTTGGATTTACATGCGTATTGATTTGTAAGGTAAGTATTTCTACCACCATAAGATATTTGTGGGAATGGTAAACCACCCAATGGTGTTCCACCTAAATCGTGATTATAAGAATAAATTGTTTTATCGTCATGTCCATTTAAGTATGCGGTAAAGAATGTCATTAATTTTGTCGCACTATTTGAAACATTTGAGTTAATTGCTCTCGCAAAATCAGCAAACGTAATATTAGTAACAACATTATTAATACCATTAAATTTCCTATAACTTGGGTCAGCAGCAGCAATATCTTTATTACAATAAACCGATGGTGATGCTGTGTATTTAGCATTTGACTGAATACCATTTCCAATCGTAATAATATTAACGGTTGTTTGTGCCGTTGTACTCGCAGTTTCTTTTAATCTATAAATTGATTCTACTAACTCACCCAATAAATTTTGGTTAATTGACATGATTTGTTGACTAATAAGTGGTAACGAATAAACAGGCATTCTTGTTCCCGTAAAATATGTTTTGAAGTTTCCTGAATCAATTACGTGTTCAACTGATTGAATCATGTAGGGACCTCTAAACATTGGTACGTGTCTAAGATTAAAATACATTGTTGGTTGAATCATTACATTACCCAACGCCTCAACTCTACATTCATAACTTCTATTTTTATATAAGTTATATAAACTAACACTTTGTGTACTAACTTTTCTTCCTGAAGCACCCATAGCCATATCAGTAATAACTTTATTACCTTCGGTTGTAGCGGCTGCGGGGTTTTGGTCAAGTTGGATACTATAAAATATACCCTGATTTCTAGTTCCAAAATCAACGTTAAACGCAACTACTTTATTTGAAATATTCCAATCAGTCTTACCTTGTAAATTTGAAACAATTGGATTGTCTGAACTTCTTGTTAAATCAAAAGCATCTGTTCTCCATCTGTAGTCGGCATTATCTCTCATATCTAAGTGTTCACTTGGTTTACCAGCGTAATAACAAACTAATTTTGGTTGGGAGTTTCTATAATCGACATCTAAGAAAGTACCAAATAAAGAATTCGCCAATGATTCAGAAGATTCTGCGTTTGGTGCGGCACCTTGTTTTACATCACCGACACCCCAAAAATTAATATAAGCGGGTAATGGCATCATTTGGAATTGGTTATCGGCAATAATTCTACTTACAAAATCAATAACTCTTGTATCCATAGATGTGGTACCTGAGAAGAAACTAATAAGTTTGAAAACGTCAACTAATACTTTATCTCCAATATCTCTATTAGCTCTGTCTAAAAATAAAACATCAGAATATAATGTTTTATCAGTATATTCAGTTCCCGCAATCCACTTATCATTAAATGATTTGAAGGCTTCATAATATTCTAACTTTGGTTGATTTCCGTCAACTGCCGATAAAATTGGTTTTTCAACTACTTCGGTAACATTTGGTAATGTTTTTTGAAGTGAGAAAAATAACTGACCTAACACTTGATTGATTGAATCATTTTTTTCAACAAAATAATTATTTAATCCATCTGTAAAATCAGCCTTACTATATGTGTCATTTGGAAACTGTTCTTTTAGAATAAGTTTTTGTGTTCCAAATATTTTAATCATTGGGGCAAAATTAACAACGTTTGTTTGATTAAACTCAACATTCATTGTTGGAAAGAAATCGGTAAAATAACTTCCGTTATTACTATAAGTCATACCTGATTGTGTTGCGAATCCTACGTATGTGTACATCGCTTTCCACGCAGCCGTATTGTTTGCATATGATTGTGCGTAAGTTGTGGTTCCCCCTTGTGTTGGTAATGAATTTGGTACATAAGAATTGTATGTAAATTTATCCAATACATTACTTGGTGGAACTTGTAATGTTGTAAACGTACCAAATAACTTACGGTTAAAGTTACTTGGGTTCCCGTATCTAAATGTTTTATAATAATTTAAGAAGGCGTTTAATGTGTTTCCAGCATTTTTCATCTGAGATACAGAACATTGATTAACATAATCATTTGAATTGATTTGATTACTTACTTCAGGAATAAATAATAAACTTGTTATCAACGATTGGAAATTTGTATTTGTAGTTCTTCCTTCTCCAATATCAGTAAGTGTTAAATTGAAATATGATTTTGAGAAATTTAAGAATTCGGTTTCAAATGAATCCATAATTTCTTTTTTGAATGTTCCAAACACTTCCTCAATTTTTGTATACGTTTGTCCTAATTTGAAAGCATCTTGTCCTGTTTTACCAGTATATATTTCTTTCAAATATTCATCATACTTTGGTTTTGTAATACTTGGTAATTCAAAATATCCATAATTTGGTGCTGTCCAAAATGTTCTAACTGAACCATCTTGCACCGCTTTGTTATTCACAACTTCCTGTGTTAATGTCATACCAGTTGCGGTAACATTAAAACATTCACTTTTAACTTGATTTGTTAATGAACCAAAGGATGGAATAATCATTGTAGTATTATTCTTAAACCTATCTTTGATTTCAACTGAACCTGTACCAAAGTTAAATGTTGAATACCACGTATTATAGTTTAACACTCTATTAGGGTTATTTCTATCAAATCCTAATGGTGCTGAAATTTGTGATTTTTGGATTGTGTCCAAATTCAAACCTTTATTAATACCTAATTGTATTTGACTGTCCGTATAACCAGTAAACAAATCAACACCCGTTGCCATGAAATAAACATCGTTTATTACCTTTGGGTAAAAACCAACATTCATTGTTGTTGTTGTAATTGGAGTTCCTCCTGGGCTATTCTTAACCACAGAATTTTGTCCTACAACAGTAAAGTTAACTTGTTTTTGGTTCTTAAATTTGTACTCAGTATTTAAGTCAGATGTTGTTGGGTCATATAGATTTGCCGTGTTAACATTTGTCCATGTTGAGTCGATGATATCAACACCTTCTTCAATATACTTTTTATATCTATGCCAAATGGAACCATATTTAAGAATCCAAGCGTATGGTAATCTGTGAACACCCCCAAATTTAGTTAAAGTTGCGAAGATATAATCTAAGTCCTTATCTAATGTTTGGTCAGTTGCTGATGGAATGTTTTTATATTTTTCTCTTAACGTTCCCAATGGTAATGAATTTAACAACATGTAAGCGGCTTTAACATATGGATACTGTGTTCCGCTAAGTCTACTTAAGTTGATTGATTCTAATAAGGCGTTTGTGAACATCGGTGTGTTTAACAACGATGTTGTTTGATTAGCAATGAGATTACCAGTTTTGTTTTGATAAGTAATTGGTCCTTCAGTGATTAGGTAATCACTTGATATAGTTCTTGCTAAATAGAATGGGTCTAATAATGATGTACCCACTGGTTGTGTTAAATTTGAGAATTTACCATTAATAAATGGTACGTTTTCTTTTGTACTAAAAGGTTTGTAGTTACTAATAAATTTCTTATCGGGATTTAACACCAAACTAAGTGTTGTGTCATACCTATTGTTTTTTTGTGTAAAATTAGCCAAGTTCTTAGCCGACCACTGTTCACTTGTAAATGGATATAAGTCAGTAAAATCAGTTGTTGTTGATAACGAACTTTTCACATATTGGTCAATGTTTGTTAATGACTCAACATTCTTTGATGTACTACTAGTAGTGGGGGTTAAGTATTCAAATGGTAATATACTATAATCATCTTTTGTAATTGTTCTTAGATATTCAGATGTGAATTCACCTCGAATAAATTGTTGCCAACTTGGACCCGTACCATCGTTTGAAATGTTTCTTAAAACTACCAAAATATCTGTTGGTGTTAATGGAAGGTTCTTTAATATTCTTACAAGACTTGGACTTGTACTATTAAGAGCAGTTGTAATGTTGCTAACCTCTAAATCAGAAATGGTTTTATAAACCGAAAGTTGTGCTGAGTTTGGTCTTGATAATCTATCATAATAAACAGATAATAAAACTCTTTCATACACTTCATATAAAAACTTAACAATTTCGTAGTTTGTATATGGTATATTTGTCATTGGGAAATCAACAGCGTTTACTGAAATTCTATTGATTGAACTTCCTTCATTTTGGTCTCCTCCTGGTGCCGCAGTGGCTTGAGATGATTGACTTTTAATGATACCTTTCAAATATTCTTCAACAAATTGAACTTCGGGCCAAACTTCAAAGTTATTACCACGAGTTCTTGATATTTCTTTTGAGTCACCAGGGTATCTTAACTCAAATTGTTCTCCGTCAGGTGAGTTTGTTTCAACATAATATAACGGCCAAGGATAAACAGGAATACTTGCCAATGTATTACCATTGGTAGTTTGAGTTAGATTTTTACTATCAGGTGTAACACTTGTTTTAGCTCCGTCAAATACGGCTCTTTTTCTGATTGGGTTTAATCTTTGTGACCACGCTTCTCTATGGACATCATCCATCATAAGATAAAACGCTTCAACTGAAGCAAATATCATACCCATAATGTTTCTCATGGTTGGTTTGAAACCCAAACCATTTGGACCTTCAATCTTTTTAGCCAAGAATTCACTTAAAGCTAAAACCAATTTTTCTTTTTGTTTTGATACCTCACCAAATGTTTTATCTATTAAAGAATTAAATGATGGATTACCATAATAATTTCCATCAAAAACAAAATTGTATGTTGGAATTAAAACATCTTGGTCGGTTTGTTGGAACGTTGGTCTAAAAAATAACGATTCTTTTGCCGCTAAAGCCGCAACTTCAGCATCAGTCCCCGTTCTTTTTTCTCTAATCTGAAATGTTTGAACCCAATCAATATCTTGTGGACTTAAAGATTTTCTAAATGTATCAGGAATTGAAACTTCTTTTACACTTGGAGCAACAAACAAATCGTTTAGTGTAGATATTTTAGATTGGTAATTAACGCCATCCACGGTAAAATTACCATTTAATCCTAATGTTGGATTTTTATCTAATTCAACTTTATATTGCGTAACTAATTTTCTTAATTCATTGTAAGCATCAGTTTGTTTTTGATTACTCACATCATCTCTAATGTTTTGATTAAAAATCCAAGTAAAAATTGTTTCACCACTTGTTTTATTTGTATCCAACACAAATTGTTTAGTTTGGTCAATGTATCTTACAAACCACGAATTTGGTTCGTTAGATGTTACATCATCACGTAATTTTGTAAGTGTTGTTGAGTAAGTATTGATATTACTTAATGGTGTAAAATCGGCTTGTCCAAAACCTTTTTGCAAATTTCCTTCTAACGCAAATAATCTAATTCTTAATTCAGGAACAGATAACTCAGGGAGGTCTTGTGGGATTAACCCTTCGGCTTTGTATTTCTTATATACATTCTTAATTTTCTCCATCCCTTTGGTACTTCTCACGTTTGTCGTCAAACTTGTAGTATTACCATTGGATGCCAATGCGGCATTTACAGCACCCGTCTGAGCCGCAGTCGCACTGATTCTATAATCTGTCGAATACATGAATGGAGTCGCAAACAAAGCCCCCACCTGTGTTTCAGCTAAAACCGTATATTTGTACGAATAAAACTTTAAGTTAATTCTGTAGTTACCCGTATTACCTTCAAACGACGCTGAAAAGTTTGTAAGAATTAATTGGTATCTGATTGCCTTACCATAATAACCTTTAAGTGTTAAATAAAATGTTGGATAAGGTAAATTAAAGAAACACGCATATTCTGAGTTTTCACCCTTTTCAAACAACGCTCTTCCTTGGGTATCAATCAAAACCATCTCAACTGTAGGTGTCATACTACGAGTGTTTCTAACTCTAATAGATTCAATACCTAATAATCCAGTATCTTCTCTATTCAAAGTGTTTTGTTTAATATAAAAATCGTTTGTTTTGTTTTCTTGTTGGATATTGTCTTTAGATGGTTGGTTTGTTCCTTTACCACTAATAGAATTTAACCCCGTAATTTCATCCAAATATGAATTAGTTAGATTTGTTTTTCCACCAGGTCTTAAAAAATTAATTGAGGCAACTGGTGTAGTTTGAACCGAATCCAATAAATTTGCCCCAACGGCAAGTTTTGTTCTTGGGAGCATCTTTGCTTCCAAGTTGGCATACATAACCAAATTTTCATGGTGAATTTGTCTTTCTTGTACCGTTCCGTCAAGGTTTACCGTTTTGTTCGGGTCAACCAATACAACGTTTTGATAGTCAAAGTCAACTAATATATTGTCATTTGTCTGAAAGTTATCTGCCATAATAATAGAAATAGTTGTCTAAACCATTTTTGTAGTCTTGTAATGAAGATATAAGTGGATATGGTATAGTCAATACAGAATTATTAGGGATGTTCCATTCTAGTCCTCCATATTGGGGGTTGGCTTGTAAGATTAACCATCCAAAAAATGGTGTTCCGTAATACTCTTGTGAAATTTTATCTAACCTACTAAAACCAGTTCTGTAAATATATCTTTGGTCAGATGTCTTTGAGGGTAGTGGCACGAATGGAACTACAGTTTGTTCACCGTTAAGTAAGAATTGTTGATATCGGTTATAATATGCGTCCATTATAAGAATTTACGTTTGAAGTTGAATGGGTTAGTTTCAGCGTTATCGTTTTTATTTGTGTAAATATTTTGAAGAGTTACTTTTATTAAATCACTTGGTGATTGGTCGGTGTCAAATGTTAATAATCTTTCTTGTGTTAATGGGAAAGGAGTATATTTTTCATATTTTTTAGCTGTTTGACTTGTTTTCCATTCACTCACTAATTGAAGACCAAATTTATTTAACAAACCCCATTGACCTTCTGTTTTAGTATAGTAATTAGTTACAGCATCTATCGCTGGTTTATCCAATCCTGTTGTAAGAGATTTGATAAAGTTTTCTTTATTACCAACCAAAGCTTTACTCATTAATGTATATTCTCGTTGACTTTCTTTAGTTGGGAAAGCACTATCAGGGAAATTACTTGGGCTTGTAAAACAACCAGGGTTTTTTGTATCATACGCAGTATCAACATATAATTCCGCCTGTGGTAAGTCATCTACGATAAAACTAAAACAATCCAATCCAATAGTATTATAATCACTCTTTAATTTGTCATACGTATCATATACGGTTCCACCAACTGTTTCTGAAGTACCCGAAATGTTATAGATAATTGCAATATTTTTTTGGTTAAGTTTTCCATCTCTTGAACCTCTTGTAACAAAGTTCAATCTATCTACTTGATAAACATAGTCAACTTGTAAATCTACTAAAGTATTAACATCAGCCGTTAAATCATTTATAAACGATGTTTTATATGTATTAACATAATCGTTGTAATTTTTCTTAAATAATCTCTTTTGTGCGTCAGTAATAAGTGGGTTAATAAAATATGTACTTGAGTATATTGGTAACCTATCAAAATTATTGTCATCAACTAAACTTACAAATGCGGTATTAACTAGACTTTGACTTTGTAATGGTTTACCGTAAATGTAAATGTCTTGAGTTGGTTCTTCAAATAAACCTTTGTTATATCCAATGTTTTTATTACTACTTGTATTAATCAAACTCAACATACCATAATTGTATTTTGTAAGTACATTTGAGAACATATTTACCGTTCCATTAAAATAATTTTGAGTTTGGTCAACAAATTGATTCATAATTGTTTTATAAGTCATCGTCCCACTTTCACCCGAAACCGTTGTTCCGGTAATTGTTTGAGCCCCAATAGTATTACCCCCATCATTATTTATTTCAGTTGGAACTGATGAAACACCAACAACTTTTTGAGACTCTATAAGACTTTGTACAACCTGTCTATCCAATTTACTTGTATCTTCAGTCGCCTCAGCTCTTTCATCATACATTTCTGTATTGGCGTAGTAGTTAAACGATAAAGCGTTTTGTAGTGTATCAATCGGGTTTTTCAATCCCATACCACCAACCAAGTTGAAACTTAAATTTACCTCAACAATCATTGGTTGGAAACCAATACCTTCAGGGTTCATATCCCATGTTTTATCATAACTAAAGTTAATACCCGTTGGTATAATCTTAGTATTAAAGAAGTCACCCACTCTTAATACCAATACTGGTGGTGCCCCAAATGATGTATTTAACGCATCATTATAAAGTTTCTCACCATTAGGTCCAATTGTAGGAATTGTTTCACCAGGTCTTGCACATTGTTGTAAGAACGTCAATCTTGAGTTCAAACCTTCAGGTGTCATCGAGTGGAACGCTGGTTGGAAATATTTTAACTTTTCTTTAATCGAATCGTAAATAAATGGGTTGTCAGCCTTAAGAACTTCAAAGTAATCACACTCATTCAAAAGGTATCGTAACAATTTCTTAGACGCTCCCTTGTAAAGTGATTTTACTGGGTCAACGTTAGCCAAATTGTTTTGGAAAGGTTTTCTTGGTTGTAATGGTTTACCATCTTCCAACGTTTTTTGTTGTGCAGCGTTATTATTTGGTTCAGGATTTGGTTGGTTTGGAATTATCGTAATGTCCGTTACAATAACCGCTCGACAAGACATAGCATCTGTTGAATATATTTTATTATCACCAGTAAAGTCTTTATGACAATCTACAGTACCATACGCTTTTTTATCACTTTGGATTGGTGTAACAAGTACTATTTCTTCACCCGCAGCTGTTTGTGATAAAAGAATTTTAGTTCCAACTAATTCACCCAAACTATTTGTCCCGTCAAATTTATATGTTTTTAAGAATTGTAAAACCGAATCAATTCTTCTTGACGATAATTTTTTATTGTAATCAACTGTCTGTGGTGATGAAGAACTACCCTGTAAAGCCAATACAATTTGTGCCGCTTGTTTTTGTGTAATAATATTATACATCTCACCAACAAGTTTTTGTAATGATGTATAGTTGTCCTCGACCACACTTGAAAAGAATTTAGCCGTTGTTGCGTTTTTCTTCTCATAAGTTTGTTTATTACTAATTGATGTGTAGGCTGCGTAAGCTGATTGGAAATCAGTTGATGTTGTAAGTTGTGGGTTAGTACCAGGAATGTCATTATCAAAATAAAAACCTAAATTCTTAAATTCGTCTAATGTTTTTTGTGGTGTAGCATCAGTTTGATTTGGTGCGTTTGTAGGAGTGTTATTGGTGTTAGTTTGAACATTATCAACAGCACTTTGGAATTGTTCCTGAGTCACATTTGGGTTATTAATAACTTCTTGCCAAGCCTGTAATTCAGTCAAAGGTACCGTATTGTAAATTTGTGCTAAATCATACAAATCATATTTTTTACATCCCGCAAAAAATGAATCAATTATTGAATCAGCCTTGGCTCTATCACCTTCGTTAGCCAAAACTTTATTTACAATCAAATCCATAATTGACGGGTGGTCAACAATCATTTTCCACTTTAATGTTCCACTTCTTGATGTGTTTCTATAAGTGTAAATTGGTTCAGGTCTACCTAAGAATACGTTTTCATTGAACTGTGGTCTTGTATCCTCGGTAATTGCTATATCATATGGGGGAAACCACATAACTCTACCACCATTTGGTCCTTGTTCACAAGCCGGTAAATCACTTACACGGTAACCAGCCCTATGTCCTGTTCTCCATGCTAAATTTTCAATTGAAAACAAATATTTTTTAACTTGTCCTTGTGTGATACCATTTTTAGTACCAGTCGTAATTAGACTATCACCACCTTTTTCAGGTGCTATATTCAAATTGTATGTCGAATCTAAGATTGAATAACTAAATTTACGAATGTTCCCTTCTTTTTTCTGTAAATCATTGAATGAGTAATATGGTGTATCTTTAGTAAACACACGACAATATTCAATACCTACATTGGCTTGTCCATCACTATATTTAATAACTTGTGAACCTTTGGTAATCTCTTTATAACCATCAAAAAATACTTTAGATGTTTGGTCAATAGCGTTTCCAACGTGTCCAAAACGAGCACCTGAATTAGGTTGAGAATCAATTAATCTTTGAGTATTATCTAAGATTGAACCTGGTTTGAATTCATAATTAACAGATTCTGTTGATACTACTTGGTCGGATATTGATGGCCAATCAGGACTTTCAGTTCCATAATCACCACCTGGTTTTTGTCTTCTACCAGCATTTGGAGCCCATTTACCACTAACCCATGTAAAACCACCTGTAATATTACCATCATCATCAAACGCTCTACCTTGTAAACCAAATTTGAAGTTTTTATCAACACCTTCATATTCTTTACCTAAAATATCAGGACCATAAACGGGAGCGTTTACTTGAGCGCCATATTGGTCAATTGGAACTTGTCCTGCTGGTGATGTTAAATATTCGGGTTCTCTTGATGGACTACCTACATAGTAGTTACCTTCACTCATGTCCTGTGAGAAGGCGCCTGTAATAGCATTTCCTATTGTAGATATAATACCAGCACCTCCAGTATTGTATTTAGGTCTATATCTATTACTATCTAAATTGTTTGTCAGTTGTTCTCTTTGCCCTGAACCCGTATAGTCTAAGAATAATTGTGAAGGGGATGTTGGTCTTGAACCAAACAAACCAAACAATCCACCACGTTTTCCATCACCCGCAGCTCTTGTTAAAGATTGTGATGAATTGAAATCACGGTATTGATAGTAACTTCCAGGTATTGGTGAAAATGGTAACGTAAATCCAGCAATTCTTTCAACAATATCTTGTCCTTGTGATAATATGTTTCCCCCACCTGAAGTAATTTTATAATCACGAGCAATTAATGGACGTTTACCCGCAATAATCATTGCAAGTTGTACTGGGTCCTGTAAACCGTTAAGAATATTTACTCTACCAAGAGTTTGTGCACGAACACTTTGATTAACTCTTTGTTGGAAAGAGTATTTTCCACGTTCAACACCTATTTGAGCTAGTTTTGAGTCATCAGACGCTGGTCCATTGTCACCAGTTGGGTCGGCCTGTAATAAAACCGAATATGGTGAGTAAGATGATGGTCTGAAACTTGGTGGGTCCCAATATGAAGCGTTTTTCTGAACATTAATAACATCACCGATATCATAATATCTGAATACTTTATCATTTGGACTATAAGCATTTTTTACATAAACTTTCTTTTGAAAACTTACCGAATAGTCTTGTAAGGCGTTAGTATATGGTGGAAACGAACCATAAGGTCCTTGGTTAGATATAGCTTGTTGTGTATTAATTAAACCATTAATATTTTTATTATATCCACCATTTGGACCAAAAATGTTATTGGTATATAATAAATCCGCAAATGGGTCGTTATCTATTAAACCATCAGGTGAATCTATTACAGAATAATCATTTTGTACCAAATCACCAGGTGCTGGTGATGAAGTTGATGTATACACGCCAGGTTTTGTGTAAGGTTTTAGGTTCCTTACCAAAAGTTTGTTTCTTAAAAGTTGTGTAGCACTAAAACTTAATTGACTTGGCATGTTTTATTGTTTCCTCTATAAATAGAAGTTTATTTATTTTTTTTATCTACCACCAGATTTACTTGGCATATTTGGATAAGTTCCTTTTGATTGCATATCAGCAAACATTCTTTGGAAAGTTTTTTGGAATTCAGCGCTATTAAGTAATTGATTAATTTGGTCTTGAGTTAATTTTGTTGTTGAACCATCCGTATTTTTCAAGTTGAAATTAATATCACCTTGTACTTTTAGTGGATTAAAATCAATTGTGGTTGAACTATTAACATTTGTTTGTTTTTCAACTGCTGTTTTTTTCTCAATACCTTTATCACTAAACAATGCAACGGCTTTGTTTCCAAGTTTTGTTAAACCATCATAAGCTGCCGAAGCTCCTTCAGCAATTTTATTTCCTGAAGAAATATATGGTTTTGCAGCACCTTCATAATTAAAATTAGAAAATGTTTCAGTCATTTTTTTAAGACCAGATTCAATATCATTACCACCTTTCTTTAATACTTGAGCCATTTTATCAATTCCACCCTCACTTGACATCAAATCAATTAAACTTTGTCCTGTTTCTTTATAGAACTCATTAGCTTTACCAATTCCACCCCTAACATTTCCACCAGTCTCACGAGCAGATTTGGAGGCTGAAACAATTGTTCCTCTTATTACTTCTCTTAAATCTTGTGGTGCTCTTGCCCCTGCAGCTGTGGCTTGTAATGTGGCCTTAATTTCACCCAGAGCAGCTACCGCCAATTTAGATTCACTAAGTTGTTCTCTCGCCAAATCTTCAACACTAACAGGTGCTTGGGCTTCTTTTAATTCTTTTAAGTCACCAGTACTTAACGATGAAACCAATTTTTGTTCACCTTTAACTTTAACTGTAAATCCACCTTGTTCTTTACTATATGTAGCAACATTGGCAATGAATTGTTTTGACTCCTCGTCAAGACCCCCAATTTTGAAGTCTTTGGCTAACATATTCATTTTTTGTCCTGCCGTAGACATCTTAACCAATTCTTCATAACCAATACCAGTTTGGTTAGAAATTTCCCTTAAATCACGTTTAGCATTTGGGAAAACCTTAAATTCTTTACTCTTTTCATCAAAGTAAGTGAATTTTTCGGTCATCTTAACAACTTGTTTCTGTAGTTCTTCAGTGTCTTCAGAAGCCAAGTACATTAATCTGAATGGGTCCGCTAAATCACCCGCAGCAACCCCCATCCTTTGAAACGCTGAAACCATTTCGACAGCACCTTCAGGATTAAACACCCTTTCAGCAAAACCAAAGATTTCTTGCATGTTAATACGTAATCCAGCGGCTTGTGCCGACATTCTTGCCAAACCTTCAACACCACCTTGAAAACCGTATTTGTTAATTGTTGATAAGTTATCCTGAACATTTTTGAAAACCGCACTTGTATTAACACCCACATTACGTGCAATGTCCACAGTTTTCTGCATGTTATCTTTTATATAATCAGTTTGAATACCTGCGTTTTGGAATCCTTCTACAACTCTACCCACTTCACTACTTGAAAGTCCAACCGCTTTGGCGCCAGCATATAAACCACTAACAGTTTCACCTAATGTAACAACATTCGTATTAAGTTGTTGAGCAATACCTTCTTGAATTGTTTGAACATCAGAAAATGAACCACCTAATCCAACAATGGTTGGGTAAGCAATTGCCGCTTCTTGTCTTAACCCCGCAATAGCTTTTTGGGTTTGACCCAAAGTTCCAGCCATACTTGCGTTAAGTTCCGCAAGTTGTGATTCTAAATCTATTGTTCCTTGAACTAAACCATCGTAAACACTATTGACTGAATTTTTTAAGTCATTCAACATTTTACCAAGTTTATCAATACCACTTGGTTCTACTGGTGTATTTGGATTTGTGTTTTGTTGCATAATAACTTATTCTAATAAATAGAATACATTATGTTTTTGAAAAACTTTCAATAATTTTGTCAACCAAATACCTACGAGCAAATGTGGGTATTAAATGGTATTCAGTCCAAGAAATATTCAAATTCTTGTTGAGGACGTAAAACTCGTCCAATTGATATTTTTTGTAATCAGAAGAAAACGCGAAAAAACTCCACCCCGAAGGCGATTTCGACATCTACCTTTTCTCCTGACGGGGTCATAACTACTTTTCTTAAATCTAATTGGGGTTCATTTTCTGTAATAAAATTTCTAATATATTTGGAATCCATAATTGGTAAACCCTCAACAAATTTGTTAATTGTACCTTGGTCACTATCTCCAGCAACAGATACAATTTGTTTTTGAAGTCTCCAACTAACTTTTGGTGCCACTCTACCAACAGGATAACCTTCACCCAGTTTGTTAATTTCTTGTACTTCTTTCCAAGTTAATGGTTTAATTCTAACATTAACACCAGATTTTGGTAATGTAACGTCAAATGTTCCGTCATCATTTGGTGTTACAGATGTTTTTTTGAAATCCAAAGAGTCCAACATGATTTCAGTTTGGAATCTCTTATTAGTTTGGGGGTCAATTACTGAAATTTTATATTCAGGACCAAAAGATGTATTTCTTAAGAATATTAACAATGCTTCAATGTCACCATTTAACATGTCTTCAGGTCTTAAATCTGGTTCATAAACTTTACTACGGAGTAAACTCATCACTAAGTCATCACCATTTGAAGCCATGATTGTATTTTCATCAGCCGCAGTTAAGTAACCTACTTTAACCGACTTCTTTTTTGATTTGTAGAATTTACCTTCCGATGGAAGTTTAACCACGTCATGTGGTAAGTTAAATTCTTGTTGACCATATTTCATTAAATTTTCTTCCATAAAAAAAACACAGGGAATTAGTCCCTGTGTTAAATATACCTTAGATTAATTATTAATCAATAATAAAAGTAAATACCAAATTAGTAAACCAAGATACAACGGTCCATTTGTAATGTAACGTCTAATCCCGCTAATTTGTCATCACTGTAAGCTACGTTATCCCAAGCAGCCTTTGTAATCATACATCCGTCCAAAATCCATTTTTCTACGACAACACCAGTTGGGTCTAACATTTCAAGGTCAACATTTTTCTTGTAACCTGCAGCATAACCCATACGACCTGTAACAGATTCTGCATGTAAACGAACCCACTCCATAAGAGCCTGAGTTGCTGATGGACCAATTGGGTCACGGAATTTAACAGAAATTGGGTTCCATTTGAAACGACCTGCTACGAATGTAGAAGTGTTCAAAAATTGTATTTCTGTAGAGTTGATGTCAATAGATGGTCTTCCTGATGATTCTACGAACCATTCATTAATACCTAAAGTTGTGTCGAATCTCAATATAAATCGGTTCGCTCTTTTTGGTTCGTAAGGAACCGGCATTTTCATTAATAAATCAGCCATGGTATATTTGTTTTTTTTACGTTTGTTTTAGTTTATTTCTTTATAAATACATACTACTAGAAAATTTTTGCCTTTACTTTGTTTTTTTCAAAATTATACTCACATTAGTATTTAGTTTTAGCTCCTTTACCAGTATAGTAGTTTTTTAACATTGGTTCATCTTCAAAACTCTTCTTCATTACTTCTACATTCTTAATATCATCATCTGAAAAACCAATACTAGGAACAAAGTTATTCTTTATATCATTTTTAAGATATAATTTTTTCCCTAATTGTTTTGCTTGAGATTTTACATAAGAAATAAATTCTCTCATTGCGTCCACTTTTAATTGTTCGGGATTTCCGGCACCTGTTGGGTCAAGAAAACTAACGGGGTAGTATTTGTTCATCTCGAGATAGTCTTTAATTAATTCCATATCTGATTTGTCTTCCATTCCTGAAATGTCCCTGTATTTTCTAAGATTCTTTAATAATAACTCTTTATTTATACCCTGATGGTCAGACACAATTAAATTGTAAATTGCATCTTTAATTGTCTCAGGGTTATGACCACGAGCAGTAATAATTGAAAAAATAGACCCGTTATTAATCGCTTCCACAAAATCAGACCAAGCAGGACCAATTTTTGCTTTCATCGCATCAACCTTAAATTGTTTGTCACCACCTTCTCTAAAATTTCTATAAGGTTGGTCGGCATACCCAACAATTTTGTGTCCATTATAATCAAAATCTTCTTTACCTATTTGATGTCTGTGTTCGGCAAAATCTTCGGTAGACATTGGGACTTCATCACCTTTATCATCTCTTAAAATAATTTTTGTAGGCATGTACATTAAATTATCATCCCAATCAAATGCGTAATATTTTAAGTCCGGTGTACCAGCGTCATCAAATCCCTCTTTTAATACTTTTTTTAATTTCATCTAAAATGTAATGGCTAAAAAGTGGGAGTTTGACCTCCCACTTTGTTTTATTAAATGTTTTCGAATGATGCTCCTGTTGGAGTAATCAAGAAATCAATTTCAATGAATTCCAACGCTTTTGTTGGTTTCAAGTAAATTTTACCTGTCATTGTGTTTCTGTCTAAGTCTTCTGGTGAGTTACTTACTGTAACACGGAAGTCATACAAACCTCTGTCTCTTCTAATAGCGTCCAAGATAGGGTTAACAGAATCCAAGAAGTCTTGTCTTACTTTAGCGTCGTTTTGTTCAAACAACAATCTTACAGAAACTGCTGAAATTAACTTACGAGCTTGTAACAATAATCTTCTTACGTTGATTCTGTTTAATGCCGAGTCAGCAATTTGAAGTGTTTTGTTACCCCAAATTACAGTTCCAACATCAGAGAAAGTTGCGATAGGGTTAATTCTACCTTGATACAATGTATCTCTGTCTTGTTGTGTAAGTTTCTTACGAGCTTTGATTGAGTTAACCAAACCTCTTGTGTAACCCGCAGTTGCGAACCATGGGAATGAAATGTTGTCAGTCAACGCTAAGTTTCTACAAACTTCATTTGTTGGTGGTAAGTAAATTTGTGTGTTATTAACAGTGTCTCTAACTAAAATCCATGGGTAGTAAGTTGCTGTGTAGTTAGAATCAATTCCGGTATTTACCAAGTTGTCAACCGCTTCTGTTGGGTAAATAAAGTTACCTGTTTGTACAGGAATATTTAAGTTACAGTCAGGTGTTGTACAAATGTAGATTGAATCTGCTCTGTCATATGTAATCATTGATATAGCATCTTCAACTAAGTTTGAGTTGTTAATATAATCAATACCCGGTGTTGCAAATACGTTAATTGTTGTTGCTTCAGGGTTTGCGAATGTATTAATACCTAATAAGTAAGCGTAGTAGTCAGTGTTTGCGTAGTCTGTGAAGTTATCAATTGCAATTGGTTTGAAAGCTCCCCAACCTGTTGCGTTTGGATATCTTGTAGTTGAACAAGCTCCTTTTTGATATCCAGCACCACCCAATTGGAATCTATCACCATTTGTTCTCTTTTCAGTGTAGATATCCCAACCGTCAAAACCTTTTTGTACTAAGAAAGTGAATTTTCTTGCTTGGATTTGGTAGTAAGGGTTCGCAGGAGTATCAGGGTCAGTTTGGAATGATGCATCACCACAATCAAACGCTGGTGTTCCTGATGTTGGACCAATAGCAATTGTTACTACAGTAGCTCCTGAGTCCATGTGGAAACCTTTTGTTTGATAGTTCCATGGTTCTGCTGGGTCTTCAATACATAAATCATTTGGTTTTTGAACACCTTTAAACATAAAGAAGTCAGGGTCATAACCAATTTGTGATGAAATACCTAAGTAAGATGTTCTTACTCTATCACCCGCACTTTGAACTGTGTTGTCTTGTCCAGCGGTATTACCAAATGGTGGGTTGTAGATGATTTCACTTGGGTAGTTATATGATGTCTTATAAACTGGGAATGGAGGTGTAGCACTTGCGTACTCTCTAATTTCGTATCCTTCAAAACCACAAGGTAATGAATCAGGGTTAGCATCTTCATTCATTTCCAACATGATGTATTTTGAATTTAATGCGTATTCACCGTCAGCAGTACCAATTTTAACAGCAATGTAACTATTTGACGCTGGGTCTAATGTACAATTTGTGAATTTCTCAATAACAACTGGATTTGAGTCAGTGTCGTAAAATGAACGAACCGCTAAATCAAATGAACCATTAGTGTATGAAATATTTTGAATTGAAATTTTAATTTGTAAGTTTGCAGAATCACCGTCACAAACTGTGATTATCTTGAACAATCTTTGAACTGTATTACCACGAAGTTGAGATACAACCCAAGGTGATTCAGCAGATTTGTAAGGAACCAAATAATCAGCGATAGTATCTGTTGATGGAGAATATCTTACACCAGGTAAAGCGATTAATTCAGAGTTAATACCTCTAATGTAACCTTTATTGTATGAGTAATTCAATAAGTTTGAGAATTTTTCTTCTACAAACAATGGAACCTCAGTTCTTATTTTACCAAAGTTTGTTTGACCAAACACTTTAGTAATGTAGTTTGTGTCTGAAGTATTCAATGATGTCATGAAACTAAAATCAGTACCATCAGCAGTTTGACCTGAAATTGCAAATTCCGCAAATGGGTTTTGTGTGATAGCCGAATAAGTTCCTGAGTCATTAATTATAACATCAGTTAATCCTGATACTGTATAATCAGGACCTGTATTTGTATTTGTGTATGTTGCAATACCTCTTGAACGGAAAGTAGCTGCAACCATGTTATTGTATTCAGTATATGCAGTACCTGAGTAGTAATAAACAGAACCTGAAACAGTTCCTGAGAAATTTCCTGAACCTAAGTTAGTCAATGATGTTACAACTGAGAACCAAGAATAACCTGTGTAATTGTCTCCTGATGAAATATTAAAGTTAGCGTAGTACCAAGAGTCATTAGTTGAAGCTGAATAATCGTTATTAGCCGTTGTTACACCCGAAACTTCATATACGTTAGTTGATGCTGTATATGCAGATACACTTGGAGTAATCGCTGAAGATACGGTACCATAATAGTATATTGTAGTTGCAGATGTTGCTGAACTCGCAATAATACCGCTTAATTGAGCATCAATCTCAGTTAATAAAGTACTTGTACTTCCGTCAAATTGTGTATAAGGTGTGTTCAAGTTATTTTGAATAACTGATGGGAATGAAGTTAATAAGTTTACTGTTCCGCCAGTATTACCCGAGAAATTTACAGTATAGGCTTGTGGTGAACCACTGAAACCTATTGTACCTGGGTCAACATTTGCAATTGTTGTAATTGACCAAGATGGACCTGCATCGTAACCCGATAGACCCAAAACTCTGGTAACAAACAATTGGTTAGATTGTTGTAGATAAGATTTAGCAATGTACGCCAATTCGTACTTTGGAATTTGTGTATTCACAAATTTTTCTGGAATAGTACCTCCGAAATATGATTCAAAGTCATTGTAGTTTGTGATGAAAATAGGTTCAAAAGCTGGACCTGTTAATGTCTCACCCACAACCCCCAAAGTGGTTACACCTACACTTTGAGCTACGTAACTTAAGTCATACTCAGATGTATAAACACCTGGAGAAACGAAAATTTTATTTGATACTGCCATTTTGTTTGATATTGTTCATGTTTTATTTATAACATAAATATTCGGTTTTTTTAGAAAAACTTTACTTTCCAATATCTATTTATAAAATGGGCAGATTATTTTCTGCCTTTATTCTGCCTATGGAAAAGAAAATCAAAAACCTTAAGATATCAGTGGATTCACACACAATTTTGAAAAATTACTGTGATAAACGAGGTATTAAAATGTACAAGTTCTTAGAGAACTTGATTAAGGAAAAGTGTTCTGAAAAAAGAGATATCTACGGGGAAGATTAAACGTATGGAATCGCTGGTGGTTCCAAAACAATTTGATATTGTAGTGATGCCACTTGCCCCGCATTTGTTTTTGTGATTACAAAACGAAGTGTGTCGTTTGTATTAACTTGGATTAATGGAACATCAGTTCCATAAAAGTCAAAGTTGGTTGCCCCTTGGGGTTTAATATAAACTTCATACCCATTTTCATTATTAATATTATCACTACCAAGTAATGAAAAATTTCCCGTATAATCGGCGATTATATCTTTTGTTGTTTCTGATGCTCCAAAACTTAATGTATAGTTAAATGATGATGGATTTTCAGGATGTCTTCTTCTCTTTGGTGGTGGAACATTTCCAACAACCTCAAAACTATTGAATACTCTTGATACCGCAGGTGCCACTTCAAATTCATCAGGGTCCAATAGGAAACCTAACATTGTAAATTCGTAGTTTTGAATATAAAATCTTCTTCTTTGTATTTCAACAACTGACTCATCAGAAATGTTATTCATTATGATTGGAATGTAATGTCCTTCAATCTTAGTATATGCTTGACGAGATGCGAAAGTTTGAATTACATTTTTGTTGAACTCATTTAACTCTCTCATTCTATTACAAAGAATTTTAACATTGTAAGTAATATCAACAGGTACAGGTTGTGGAATCTTGTAGATATCCATACCCTTAATGTTTCCGTTCCAAGTTGGAACAGCCGCATAATAAAATTCTTTTCTGTTTGGAATGTTCCAAAGAAGTGCTGGATTACTACCATACTTTACTTCAGGTTGACGGACTACGGTGATGAATGGTAATGTTGGATTTCCGTTCAAGTCTTGGAAATCCCAAGTTTCTGTAAACTGAGCCCAGTTCTGAGTTGTGATTATCAGGTCAACCATTGGAATAATTTTACCCGACACAACTGTTTTTAAGTCTTCTTTAACAAAATCTAAAAACCCCCTATCTAATTCTGGGTGTAATAATTGTTTTGGCAAATAAGTTCCGTCCTCAGTTATATAACTAAGTAATTCTTCTCTTCTTTGAAGAAGTATTTTCTCGGGTTTAAGATTGATTGTCGGTATAACTTTTTTAGGATATCCCATTACTCTTTAACTACAAATAGTTTATTTTGTGAATTTATCATGTCAACTTCTTTTGCACGATAAACAGGCTCTTCACTGTTTTTGTAAACAAACGAATCGTGTTTATATGGGTTATACGTTACAATTTTGTCTGACGGAGGGTTTGGAATATCATTACAAGGGTACTCACAATATTCCAAAAGTGTTCCAATTACAAATGCGTGAACATTTTTTGACTTTTCTGAACGAACTCTTTCTTTACCACCTTTTCTAACTCTAAACTCAACATCACCCAATTTAACATAATCTGCGTGCATGATAACTTTACTATCATACGTCACAGAAAAGGTATGTTTGTGTAAATTGTAATATACCATTACTTTTTTACCCAAAAATATGTTATCGAATTGTGATTCGGTTATAAGAAGTTTCATTATATTCCTCTAAATTCGTTTTCGCTAACAGGTGTTGCAGTATAAGACCAATAAAAACCTTTATACCCACCATATGTGTGTTTATTATCGTAGTCAGGAATACCAGCATCAATAACAGAATAGTATCTTGCCTCAGTTTCAGTAATCCAATAACCAATGTAATCACCCAATTCAATATTAACTTGTAAATCTGCAAGTTCTTTTTTATAAACAGAAAATTTCAATATACCTGGCTCGTTCTGAATAATTTTACTATTACCCAAGAATTGTTCAGATGCTTCTTCAATTCTAACGTAAGCATTAATAGAAACTGGCGGTAAAAATTGAATTCCATCTTGCAACACTTCACCATAAACAGAATCTTGAACTGTTTTGGTCCTATCAACTTTATATAATATAATTGTAAAGTTCATATCACCACCAAGCCATTCACGACCCATAGAAATATCTAAATCGAAATCTTCCCCACCAAAGAATTTACCTAATCTTGTAATTGGAACTAATTTTTCAGCCATATTGATAAATACTTTGTTTTTTGTTATCTTTTACAAGATTGGAAAATGTTGAGAACATAAGTAATGTGTCAGTCTTGGAAAGGAAGGCTCTCGACCTGTTGGAAACCTATTCAGGTGCCAACAACTACATCATGCGTTTAAGACAAAAACAAATTGATAACAAAAAGTTTTATCCAACACGAGCTCAATCCGAATATATTGTAAATTATATTAACACGGTTCCAAAAGTCGCCAAGAAATGGGTTGATTTGGATGAATATTTTTCTAAAAAAATTTCTGATGAAAAATTGTTTACCAAAATTGCAACACAAGTTTATGTTGAAAAACTTTTGATTGAGAAAGACACATCTTATCATATTTGGGGGAAATTCTTTGATAGTCAAGAACTCCATGACTTTTGGTTACCCAAAGTTGCGTTGATTAAAAATAACAAAGTTGAAAATGTTGTGATTGATTATGAAAAGTATTCACACCGTCCACCACTTGAACACCAAAAAGAAGCTGTCCAAAAATTGGCTGAGAATAAAAAATTCATTTTGGCTGATGACATGGGTTTAGGTAAGACAACTTCAACAATCATTGCCGCTTTGGAAACGGGAGCTAAGAAAGTATTAATCATTTGTCCCGCTTCTTTGAAGATTAACTGGCAAAGAGAAATTGAAAACTATTCAGATAGAACGACAAGTATCATTGAAGGTAAAAAATGGTACGACGCTGACTTTGTTATCATCAATTACGACATTATTAAAAATTTCCATGATGATAAAAAGAAAGCTGAATCAACAATTGTTAATTCAAAGTTTGACTTGGTGATTGTGGATGAAGCTCACTACGTTCAGAACTCCCAAGCCCAAAGAACAAAGTTAATTAATGATATTGGAAGGAAAGTTGAACGTGTTTGGTTGTTAACTGGTACACCAATTACATCAAGACCAATTAATTACTTTAACTTATTGAGTTTAATTGACTCACCTGTTGCTCAGAATTGGATGGCATATGTAAAAAGGTATTGTAATGGTTTTCAATTCCAAGCAGGTAGACGTAAAATATGGAATGTTAGTGGAGCTTCAAACTTGGAAGAGTTAAGAGACAGAACATCACCGCTTGTTTTACGTAGATTAAAGGAAAATGTCTTGGACTTACCTGAAAAAATTATTACACCCGTTTATTTGAGATTGAAATCAAAAGAATACGAAGAACTTATGGGTGAGTACTACGATTGGTACGACAAAAGTGGTGAATCAGATTCATTAACACTCCAATTTACAAAACTTACAAAGGTTCGTCAGGTAATTGCTGAAGAAAAAACCAAAGCAACCATCGAACTTTGTGAAAATATTATTGAACAGGGTAAAAAAGTTATTGTCTTTACTAACTTTACAAAAAGTTTAGAGATGATATTACAACATTTCGGTAAAAGTGCCGTTAGATTAGATGGACAAATGTCCCAAAAAGAAAGACAATTGTCTGTTGACCGTTTTCAGAATGAAGAAGATGTTACAATATTTGTTGGGAACATAAAAGCCGCTGGTGTTGGTATAACATTGACTGCCGCTGAAGCTGTTGTGATGAATGACTTATCATTTTTACCATCAGACCACTCTCAAGCAGAGGACCGTAGTTACCGTTACGGACAAAAAAATAACGTGTTGGTTTATTATCCAATTTTCGACAACACCGTTGAAGGAATTATCTATGACATACTCAAAAAGAAGAAAAGTATCTTTGAGACAATCATGGGTGATAACGCAAACTCAATGGACTCAGTTGAAGAAATTATGAATTTAATCAACGAAATGAGAAGATAATGAAACTTCGGCTTATTTATAGTTAATAAAAACAAAAGCCGAACTTATGAAAAATCTCAAGAACAGAATAGACGTTTTGGAAGAACAATTAGAGAAAAAAGAACAAAAAAGACAACAAGAAGTAAAACATAGAAAAGTTGTCGAAGAAGCCAAAAAAATTAGTGTAGAAAAATTACCTTATTCGTATTCATCACTTAAACAGTTCATTGACCCCGAGACAATGAACGTCCACTACAACAAACATTACAAAGGTTACGTTGATAAGTTAAATGCCGCTTTAGGAGATAAAGACTACGGTGACTTATCTTTGGAAGAAATTGTTAAAACCATCGAACGTTTCAACAAATTTATCAGAAACCAAGCGGGTGGTGCATTTAACCATCAATTGTTTTGGAAAATGTTATCACCAAAACCAATGACACCAAAAGGTTTAATCTTAAAGATGATTAACAAAAACTTTGGTTCGTTTACTGGGTTCAAAAAGAAATTTGATGCACAAGCAAAAGACAGATTTGGTTCAGGATGGTGTTGGTTGGTCTTAACCAAACGTGGTACCCTTAAAATTATGTCAACACCAAACCAAGACAATCCATTAATGGATGTTGTGGAACAAGGTGGTTATCCGTTATTAGGATTGGACTTATGGGAACACGCTTATTACCTAAGATACAGAAACAGAAAAGAAGAATATATCAAAAACTTTTGGAAAGTTGTGAATTGGGATTATGTTGAAGACGCTTTGAAACAACAACTTGACAAGTCACTTAAAGAAAGTGAAAGTGCAAAAGAATTTTTAACTGAAGCGACAAAAAGTGAACCATGTTCATCAGCCGATAGGATGGCTTCAAAACAATTCTTTAATCAAAACCGTGAAGCGTTAAACGTTTACAAAAACGCAATCATGCAAATCCTTAAAGAGGTTTTCCCTGAAAGATATTATGGAAAAGATGAATACCAACCAGGAACCATGTCAGGTATTTACAACTTGGAAGGTGATGGTAGGTCAATCATCAACTACATGAACACAAATTATTCGGCATTTTGTGTGTTGAAAAAAGATTTGAACAAATACCTTGAAAAAATCAACAAACCTTTGATTGATTTCACAAATAAGGAACCAAAAGAACAAGTTGCTGAAATGGTTAGAATGTTAAAAGTTCTTAACCACGTTAAATTCAGAGTTTTTAATCCTGAGTCAGAAACACTTAAGACAATGATGAGTGTGATGGGTGCATCATCTAAAAAGGGTAATCAAACTGAAGACGCTGTTGTTGAAAAACTAAAAAAACAATTTGGTGATGATAATGTTTCACGAATTGGTGAACTTGGTTCAAAAGAAGACATGTTAAATGGTGTTGATGTTAAAATTATTATTGATGGTAAAGAACACACCGCACAAGTTAAACCATTTAGTCATATCACAAAAACATCTAATGACATGTACAAAGTTGATGGTACTGCAAATGTTAAAAGATATCAAACAGATTGGATGATATTCATGAAAAATCTTGGTGACATGGTGATTTTTGACAACAAAAATTCAAGAATATTTGATGGTGTTTATTTTTTCCCAATTGATGCCAAATTGTATCAATTGTAATTAATAGATATTTATTAAGAAAAGACTATGGCAGTTATTGCAGAACCAGAAAGAACCAGACTCTATAATCGTATCCTAAATCAATTAGGTGCTCCTTTAAGAGCCGTTGAATTGGAAATGGAACAGATGGATTCCTTAATGGAATTATCTATTGGTGATTACACACAATACATCTATGATTGGTTGATTGAAACCCAATGGACCAGTTTATATGGTATGGATTTGGCAACACAATCCGTGGCAAACGCTTTAGTTAGAAGAACATTAGATTGGGAAACTCAATACACTTACGCATATTCTAAAATTGTTGGTTTACAAAACTCAGGTCCTTGGGTTTTGAAGAAAGACTTTTTTAAGTTAGAGGCGAATGTTCAAATATATGAAATTCCTGCAGGTCGTGAAATTAATGAATTACTTTTTTATTCACCCGCAGAACAAAACAGTCTTCTGTTTGACCCATTTTCATTTGGGGGATTTGGTGGACCTGGTATTGGAGGGGCTGGTGGATTTGCTCAACCTGGATGGGGTGGTGGTGGATACTTTATGTTTTCATCATATGACGCGATTGCACGTATGCAAGACGTTAACATTAAAAGAAGAATAATCCAACCCGATGTTAGTTATCGTGTAACAGCATTACCAAATGGTAAAAGAGCTATCATGTTATACAATACACCGGGTGGTAAATTTGACTTTGGTAATAACGAATTAATGAGAGGTCAAGTTTGGTATTGGTATTATGATACCACTGACGGTGACCGTGACCAATGTCTAAAAGATAATCCTGATATCGTGAAATTACCTTCCGATATCCCATTAGACGCTTTAAACTGGCAGGACTTAAATGACCCCGCTCAGCAATGGGTAAGAAGATGGTTTACAGCCTATTGTAAAGAAACTTTAGCAAGAGTTAGAGGTAAGTTCAGTGGTAACTTAAAAACACCTGATAGTGAACTTACTATGGACTATCAGTCCCTATCTACTGAGTCTAAAGATGAAAAAGTTACTTTGGTAACTGAACTTAAAGAAAGGTTAGAACGTCTTCGTCCCGAAAAACAAATGGAAAAAGAAGCGTCAATTGCTGAAAATTTGAACAAACAGTTGAAATTTAGAGCAATGCCTATACCAATTACAGTAGTTTAATATGTCAATTATAAAATCAATTCCAAAAGAAAAAATAATTAACGGGACAAGGGTCCGTACTTCTGAATATAGTGTGGTATCAGAATCAGAATATAAAACTAATGGTGAATACGCCATTATCATTACAGGAGTTTCTAATTGTAAGTTAAAATTAGATTCAACAACAACTGATAGGGTAAAAATAAAAGCCATGACTAACGTTTTAATTTTACCCGATATCAATTCCATCGATGAAGAATGGGACGAAATAACCTTAGAAAAAGGTGCTTGTGTTGAATTTGTTTTTATTAATAAGAGTTGGTATATCTTATCTTCAGACGGTCTGAAGATTTGGTAATCCCGTAATTTGATTTTCCCAACCTTCTTCAGCATTTTCATAAATGTAGAATGGTTCCAAACCACGTTTACCCCAATATAACATTTCTTGTTCTGAAATTGTTAATACATCACCCAAGTCATCTTGGTCACCTTCACCTAATGGATGTCCATTAATTAATTCACATTGTGACGTAGTAAAGATTCCACGATTTTCAGGGTTATCTACAATTAATGCTTCCCTAACTTCGTCTTTGAATACAACCAACAATGGGTCAATACGTTTGTTAAAAGTAGCCATTGCTCTTGGAACATTATATTCACCAGTCATTTCAGGATTTTCTTCCAAATCAGAAGGGTTTAACAAATAACAATTGATTCGAATCATAGAATCCATTATATCTGTTGGAATCTTACCGTATTTTTCTTGATAATATTGTATATCATCTTCTCTCCAACCACTCTTCAACTTATTAACTTTTTGAACATCACCATGAGATGCTTTGGTTCCATTATTTACATAAAGAATTACATCTCCAAGATTGACCGCCAATTTGTGGTGGATTGCGAGTTCCATATGTGCTTGACGAGACATTAATGAACCCGCTTTTGTTTTTTGAGTACAACGGAACTGATAATCTTTCAAACTTTGTTTAACCTTAGCTCTTTGGGCAATTTTAGCCAATGGAATTTTTTGGTCATAAATTTTTTGAAGATACTCGTAGTAATATTCAATAAATTCTTTACCTTGACCGTTCAACAACATCTTGATTCCTTTATCCAAAAACTCCTCAATATAACCTGGTAACTTCTTTGACTTGATTGTATTACCAACCAACTTAATCTTACCTTTATCAGTCATCAAAGCGTAGTTCTTACGAGCCAAGTTGATACATGATGGCCAAACACCATCGTTATCTAAAGCCATTTCACCTCTCATGAATATGTCATTGTATTCGGCAATATCTGCAGCCGCACCAACGTATTCTTTACCTTCCACTACCTTCCAATTCAAACCACGACCAATATATTTACGGTCACCAATATTAGATGGGGATGAAAAGTTCACACCGTCCGTATCCATTACCAATGGTTCATATCCACGTTTCATAAAGAAACCAATCATCTGACGTAGGTATTGTCTACCCGTACAAGTAATCTGTTCCCCCATGTACATATCTCCCCAATGGAATACCTGAGGTGCCGATAACGCTCCAAACATCGAGTTAATAAAAATCTTAATCGGTAACTGTTTACGGTCATATGATTTTGACTTCTTAGGGTCACTCTTTTCAAATTCTTCAGCCAATTGTTTGTACATAATACGAGAACTTCTAAAGAAACCTAACAATCCTTTCATTGCTCCCATAACATCACACTCAGGAAATACATTATGAACCAACTGAATAGATGGGTAAAGTGAACTAAAGTCCAATTTCAATACATTTGTTGAATAACCAACTTTAATCAAACGAGAAAGACCACCAACAAAATCTGTCTTACCTTGTTTTTCGGGGATAGCCAAGTTGTACTTGTAAGACCAAGCCAACATAATCATCTTCCACAAAGTTGCCGTACCCATCGTACTTACACGCTCATAAGTTGTTGGAACTAACGATGCCAAAAGGAACGAACCTTGGTTGAACTCGTCATCTACACGTAGGGTTTCATCTAAGTCATCGTCAAGATACTGTTCTACAATCTTATCACCTGTAGTTTTGGTATATGTACCAGGAAAACGAGTGTCTAAGTCATCAAATTGGGGGTTATTTGCTCTTTTGTATTTACCGTTCTTAATATTTAACCAATAATCTTCTTTTTTGGCGTACATAGGACCGATTTCTGTGTGGTCAATGTATACACGGTCTTCATCTTGAATCTCCAAGTACTGAGTTATGTATTTCAAACCCGCTGATTTAATGTTTGAGTTAATCGCTTGGGCTCTACGAACTGAGTGTAAGATATCAATGATATTATACCCCCACATTGATGTTTGTGGGTATCTTTCTACCTCATTGGCAAGCTTCAACATTTGTTCTTTCTGTGATATGGGTCTTTCAGCATTAAGTGACTTGGCTATCTTTCTAATATCCAATCCAAGTGCTTTAGCTCGTTCAAAAATCCACAACCAGTCAAAGTTAAATGAGTTATATCCCGCAATGATAGATGGTTTAAGTTCGTTAATTGCGTCAAAGAATCTAATCAAACCCAACTTTTCAGTTTCTTCTGTGGCACATTCGATTACCTCGTGGAAACCTTTATTTGTTTTCATTCCAATCATGAATATACGACCATCCTTTGGTTCAAGTGAGGTCGTTTCTAAGTCAAATACAAATCGGGTTATGTCATTGTATTCTTCATATCCTTTGAATAGTCGTTTTTCTTTCTGAATCAGATATTGTTCTACAGGTGGTAACATCAAAAACAACTCTTTTGATTTTTCACCCCACGGGTCAATTCCACCATCACGGAAAAACTGAACTAACTCACGATAACCAGCCAATGACTTAACCATATAGGTTAAACCTTTTTCTAATCTTTCGTTTCCGTGTGTTTCTAATTTGTCAATAACAATCTTGTGTTTTGACATTGCTTCTTTTTGAAGGGCTTTTGAACCTTGATAAAAGTTCAGACCTTTAAGGTCACCGACCCAAGCAAATGGAATAAAATGGTCTTTTTGAATTGATTTCCCTTTACCAGGAATTTCTTTAATTTTGTAGATTGAGTTTGTTACATAGTCAAATTCGATGGCGACTATAAATTGTTCTGGGTCATTACCCTCTAAGAACGATTTAATTTCTTCGTTAGTTATCATTTTGTATAATTTTAGCCGAGTGACGTATTATCTTCCGTGAAATACGGAGTTTGTCTTACTCATTACTAATAAATATACAGATTAGATTTGGTCCCGTCAACAACAGGGTGATTTAATAATGAAACTTTCCTGAACGTAAATGTTAAGTTCTTCTCTTAACGGTAATACCAAATCTCCTTGGTCATTATGAATTAAAAACTCACCCGAATACTGACCAACTTGGTTAGTATCTCTTTCGGTGAATCTAAAATACACATAATATTCAGGTAATGCGTTTACATCAAGGTTAACTAATTCCACAATGTAAGCTGGTTTTGCAACAATTTTTGGAATACCCGAAGCCGTGTTAACCATCGTAAATGTGATTGTGGCGGTCTCTAATGAATCCATAAATTGTTGGTATTCACTTCTACCATCCTTAACCACTTGCATCTTTAGAAGCGGTAATGTCGCATTTTTCTTGATGTAAAAATTCATTTGTTTTTACTAATAAATACCATCAAGATTCTTTTCTTAATTCTCTTGGGTAAAAATCAAATCTATCGTGTTCAGTTGGTGTCATTAATAGTAGTCCTGGATTAATTTTTCCTTTAATTGTTTCTTGAAAAATGAAGCTCATCCATGTCTGTTCAAATGGGTGTGCCCATGTCGTATCTAAGAACATTTTTTTATTACCATGACGGGTTACAACTTGTGGCCAATTACAATAATAAATCTCACCTGACGCAAACGGAATACCATTATGAACCTTTATATGTCTAAATTTGGTTCTTGGTGCATTTGGGTCCTGACCATGAACAGGTAAATTAGGTTTTTCAGGCCAATGTTCTATTCTAAAATGTTGTGGAACATTATACCATGACCATTGGGTACCGTTGTCACCATAAAACTCACTGTAATTAAACTTTAAGAAATCAAAATGATTGTTCTTAGTAATTTCTATTGTATTTCTGTATAAATTTGGAACGTATCTATTAAATCCGTTTCTACACACATCTCCTTTTTGGGGGTAAAAGAACATATCATCCTCGAAGAAAAAATGAAAATCAAATCCATTTTCTTCAGAATGTTCCGCAACCCATTGTCTACCACCACAAATACCTAAATTGTCTTTTTTAATATGTTCAAAACCATATTTTTCACAAAGTTCCGAGTATTTTTCGGTAGTTGATAAATCAGATGAGTTATCCAATAAAAACTTTTTTGGTTTATCTAAGAAATCTTTATCATATTGAGTCATCGAATCAATCAATGTTTCAAATTGTTTTGGACTATTGAATGTAATTACATACAAAGCGGCGTTATCAGGATTCAAATCGTCATTAATTGGTGTAAAACCTTGTTTGTTTTTTCTTTCTAAAGTTTTGTTTTTCAAATCTTCAAAAAACTTTCCAAATAAACCGTTTGATTCTATTTCAAAATAATCAATTAAATCGGCATGTTTATAACACATAATTGAGAATATTGACTCCTCAGTTCCCATAAGTCCACGAGATAACGTAGATGATAACAAATTATAATAAATCCCGTTAATGTCCCCTATCGTGTGTTTTGGACCACCAAAGAACCCACCACGAGCAACCAACTCAACCTTTTCATTAACAATGTTGTTAATTTCATTAAAGTTAAATCCATGAATTTCATTTTCGGCTTGGTATGGGAAACAAACAAATGAAAACTTGTTAATGTGGTTAGGTAATTTATCTAAAACTTTATCGTGTGTAAAATAACCAGGGTGAACCGTATTTGTTAAACCAGCATCAATCCAAAACATCATGTCTGAATTGAATGGGTCCATAATTTTAGCGTCATTTAATAAAAAAACCTTTGACATTACCAAAGGATTATACATTTCTAATCGTGCTTGTGTTGATTGAGATAACCAACCCGATTGATTATACCATTCAGGGTTATTCCTAATTGTTTGTATCTTATCGTAAAACTCATTTTTGAACCAATCTTGACTACGAGAAATGAACATTGTGTTACTTCTATCTCTACGTTCAAAAACAAATGATTCCAAATCAGAATCACCAAAGATAATCATTGGGTTATCAACCTTAAGTAGTTGGTCAAACTTATCCAAATAGTGTTGAAATGAACGTGACCAACCTTCACCAAGTTCATCACGTTTAATATTCCAAAGTCCGGTTACTAATGTTATTTTAGACATTTAACTCTTCTAATATTTTATAAAAACTTTTATTTTGCTCAAAAAATTCTTTTGAACCTTCCTTATGGTTATCTTCATGCCACCATATATCAAAATTTAATGGTTTGAACCAATCTTTGTGGTTTTGATACATTAAAGACATATAATGTTCTTCATAAAACAATTTATTTTGTTCCGGAATAACTAATCTAACGTAATCATCAAATTGTTTAACAATCTTATCCCATAGTTCGGTTTTTCCACCAAAAAAACCACCAATTATGTGAACACTATTGTCGTATGTTGTATAAAACTTAGGGTCAACGGTTCCTTCCCAAAAATTTCTTGAATTTTCTTTTGCAACCATTACAAATTTATCATCAGAATAGTTAATCAAGTTGGTTAAAAAGTTATCGTTGAATAATGTAGATTCATAATAACCTCTATAACCTGGTGCCGATAGATATTTATCAGGAATTAATCCTGTGTGTGATAATCCCGCATCAAACCAAAAATAATAATCATAACTTTTATCTTCGTTCTTAAACCAAGAAAATTTAGAATACTGAATATCATAACACCTATCAGATGTTTTTATTGCGTCAAAATTTTTGACACTACTAATTAATTCGGCATATTCATTTTGTGTTAAATCAAACAATACAAACTTTAATCTATCTTCAGATATGTTATGATTTTTATAAAAAAATTCTTTTAAATCGTCCAATTCTCTATCAGATGTATAACAGATAAAATCCGCTTGTGACATCTTTAATAAAGATAATAGACTAAAACGATAATGGTCTTTCCTACCGTGTCTTCCACCTAAATCGGAACCGTAAAGGTCCGAATAAATACTTGTGATTATTTTAACTCTCATTATTATTTCTTAATTCTAAACATTTATCGTAGTCCATATACCTACCCTCAAGTTTGTCGGGAAAATACACATTCCAATTATATGTCATTACATAAAAATTTGAATCTATTGTTTTGTTAATATCTGAATAATCTTTTTTTTGTACAACTAAAGGTAATTTAGCCGAAAAAGATTGTATATTAGGGTAAACCGCTCTATCTAAAAATTCATCAATTGGTACTTGCATATGACTATTTTCAATTATTTCATTAGTATTCCATTTTGAAATATATTCACATGCCTTTTTAGTTAAAATAAAACCAGATGTACCAAAAATACCCCTATGTTTATTTGGGTCTTTTGGTGGTAACGATGTTAAATCAACTAAGTTTTCAGAAAATTTATTAAGCGGTCTGTGAATTGATGGGGCAAAATGGAAAAAATTCCAATCATTATTACTCAATTCATCTTCAATCATTGGTATTAGATTTTTGATATATGGCATAAAAAATATATCGTCTTCAAACACCATAGCATATTCATACCCTCGTTCTAATATTATTTTAGCGATTTGTTGGTGAGAATAGGCACAACCTTCATAACTATTAGTGTCTACAGCGTTGAATCTTTCAAATGTCCAACCCATATGTTCAAATTCTTTTGTAACCGCCTCTAACCTATCAGGTCTCCTTTCTAAGTTAATTACAAATTTTGGTATTTCGTTAAAATTAATTTTCATATTTTAAATCTCCTTTATTATCATAACCTCTTCTATGTGCAAAAATAACTGAATTTATTTCTAACGCCTTTTTAAGGTTTCTATTTACGTCAGTCCAATATCCATAGATATCAATGTTTTGTGTGGGTATATAATATCTTGACGATAAAATTGATAATACACTTTGGTCGTGTCTGTGGTCTTGTTCAAACCCATCAACACACCCTTCAATTTGGGAATATTCCCAACCTTCTTTAATTATGTTTGAATGTTTACCATTACTCTTAAAACCAACCAAACCTGACCAAAGTTGTTTGTCGTTTAATTCTTTTTCAGTTGCGTTCATTATTTCAACACATTTGTTGTGAGTATAATTTCTATTCAAATGAATATCACCCACCAAAAATATGTCTTCACTTTCAATAGTATCAAAAATAGGTTTAAGACTTTTTAATGCACACGCACCAGCATCTAACCATAGAACGTTTTTTGAAAGACTCATCGCATCATACAATGTAAACATTTTTAAAAAATGACACTTTGTTTTAACTGTAGAAATTGTTTCGTAGATTGGAAAATCTTTTTTAAAGTCAATCACCATTACCTTTTTTAAGGTTTTTAATCTTTCAATTTCTCTATAATCTAATCCAAAATCATAAACAATGGTCATGTCAACTAAATCAAAACTATCTTTATGGATACTATTGATTAGAGTCAATAATGATTCAAAATATGGGCTATTTGCACCTGTTATTACAACATTATTATACATTTTGATTCAAAAAGTTTTGGATTATCTTTTCAGGAAACATATATGCTTTCGCCAATTCAAAGTTTTTCTTAATAGATTCCATTTTTGACATATAAAGTTCAATATTTAATTTGTCTAAAATTGCTGGTAAATCCTCATCACCTTCAAAATATATAATACCGTTTTCATCAAAATATTGTGAAGTTGTTTTTGAACCGACATATATAGGGATTGTACCTGATAAGAAACAGTCCAATATTTTTTCAGTGAAATAATCAGACTCAATACTATTCTCAATAACAATTGAGAACATATAATCTTTTAACGCTTCGGTTTTAAATTCAATTGGTTTTTCACATCCAGAACCATAAAAATCAACTCTATTATCATCCTTTAATCTATCGTAAACACGGAATCTCATTCTGTGATATGGGTTCCAATTCTTCCAAGAAAAAACACAACTAACCATTTTAGATTTATCATGTATATTAATATCTTCTTCTCTCATCCATGTTCCACCATGTGGAATATAAACCGCATTTTCTGCTTGTGGTAAAATATTTTTATGATGTGTAAAAATGTATTTAAAACTTTCTTTGTTTTTAACAATGTTTTGATAGTTTTCACCGTTAATAATTGGTGGTTCAATCAACCAAGCACAATTTGTTTTAGATTCATCTCTTGGTGATAAAAAACACATTCTATCAATATAAATTCCAACATCATAATTTTCGGGTTCCCTTTCCCAATTTGTTTTAGGGTCAATATACCTAGACAAACCTGGTTGTCCAATTAAGTTTTCATCAAATAATTTTATTCTCATTTTTTTAAATATTTTATTATTTTATTACCAATAAAGTCAACTTGACTATCGGTTAATTGTGGATAAGATGGTAAGATAATACACTGTTCATTTAATTTAACAGAATTAATGTCTTCATTTGGAATGTGTGAAATATATTCATGTTTTTTCATCTCATAAAACATAGGTCTCGTATCAACACCAACTTGAAATAAGTGTAATTCTAAATTTTTCTTTTGTTGCAAAGTAAACTCATTAAATCTTAAACCAAACATCCATTCAGAATGTTCAGTATCAGGGTCAATTTGTTGAAAAGATATTTCATCAACATTTTTAAAGAGTGATTTGTAACGATTAAAAATTCTGTGTTTTTTTTCTTTAATTTCATTTAAAGATTCTAACTGTCCATATAATATTGCCGCTTGAACATTTGTCATTCTATAGTTATAACCCAAAACATCATGAATAAACTTTTCATTTGATTGTCCTTGAGATTTAACTTTATTAATATATTCAAACACATCATCATCATTTGTTATAAAAGCCCCTCCTTCACCTGAAGTAATGGTTTTATTACCAAAAAAAGATATTGATGACGCAAATGATTCAGTACCTGTATAACTTTCACCGTATTTACCTAAAAAACCTTCACAATTATCTTCTAAAATAACCGTGTTTGGAAATTTAATTTTTAATTTTGGAACATTAACAACATTACCAATATTGTGTACAACTAATATAGCTGTATTATCATCAATCAATTCATCTAATTTGGATGTGTCAAAATTCCATGTGTCTAAATCAGAATCAATTGGTATTAATTCGTAATTCTTATCAAATAGAAATGAATTCCACGCAGCAACATAAACATTATTTGGTACTATAATTTTATTAATGTGGGGGTATTTGTATTTTAACGCCAACGCCAACAAATGTGTTGCCGTAGTTCCGTTATTAGTTAATATTAGTCGTTTGCAACCAAGTAATTCTTTTAGTTTGTTTTTTGCCAAATCCAAATATTCTCCTTGTGATGAAACCCATCCAGAATCAATCGCCTTGTGAGCATACTCTAAATTTTTTTCATTAAAATATGGTTGATAAATTGGTATCATAATTTTATAAAATAAGCATTATTATCTTTTATTAAATCAAATTTATAATTTAAGTTTTCTAAAAATAATTTTATTTGGTCTAAACCAACGTGAGGATATTCTATCGATAAAATTTGAGGTAAAAATTTAGAATTTTTCATACCTTCCAAAACTTCCATTTCATACCCCTCAACATCTAACACAAATAAATCAATTGTTTGATTGGGGAAATTTTCATTCATTAACCCATCAATTATATTGTCATATCTTGTTAATGTCACATTATATTCTTCAAATTGACAACCTTCATGATTTAATAGCTGTTCATGTTCTAATTTGTGATTAAACGAACCATTACCAAATTTAATCCCATGATATGGGTGAACCGCGTGTTTAAAAGACAATGTTGTTTCTTTATCACCTAAACCAAAATTAAAGTTAAATGATTTTTTTCTGTTTGAGTTTAATAACTCAAATATTGGTGGAGATGCTTCAATATTAATACAAGACCAATCTAAACTCTCTTCAAAAAACAGTGTTGACGATTCCATAATACCATCAAATGCACCACACTCAATTGAAATCCCATTTCTTTTTTCTTGAAAATATCTTTCAAATATAAATTTATCTTGTTCGGATTGTCCGTAAAATTTGTACATTATATTGAGTGTAAAAATATATTATAATCTAAAAAAACCTGATTATTTAACTCACATTTAAATTGACGACATACGTTTTCATTACTCAAAGACAATAACTTATCAGTAAAAAGACTTGTACAAAAAAAACCACCACACCCAATCATGATGATGTTTTTAGAATTGGATATTATTGATAAGTCGTGTAGTATATTTTTCAAATTAATGTTGTTGGGTGTAAAATCGGTTTGTGTTAGGTCGATGATTTTATCTGAATCAATATTTTTAATAAAGTCATCATAAAGTGAATACACAACGTTACTACCTAAATGTTTATATTCACCAGTGTATTGTATTTCTTTTTCACCCATTATTAATATTTTCGAATCTATTGAATTCAATTTTGAGTAGAATTGTTTGGATATACTATCAAAAAAAACTCTATTGTAATCCCTTACTTTTGTAAATAAAACAACATAGTTTGAGTCAAAGGTTTCAACTAATGTATCTGAAAATTTAGACTTTAAAATGTTTCTAACGACTGGTTCAGAAAACATCCTATCGACATAATCCAAATTTAATTCCCACTTTCTATCTATTTCAAGATTTGGTTCACATTCAATAACATTGTAATCACTTAATAAAAATTTAATATAATCAATACAGAATTTTTTGTAGGATTTACTTCCATCTCTATAAGCATTAAGTGTAATATCGTTAATGTTTACCATTAAGGTATCTTCTTTGGTCATACGAAGTAACATTTCACCACAAAAAAAAGTTAAGTCACCTAAACCAATAAACGTTAAGTCATATTTGTAAGTTATTGGCATTTTTAATTAATCATTATTTGGTAAAATAATTTTATTATTTTTAAAGATTTCAAACTCAGTCAAATCTCTATAACCATTTAATTCGTCTTGGTCTGCCTTGTGTTGTGGATAATTTTGCATAAGACATAATCCTTGTGCAGCATCTTGAGGGGTCATATACATATTCCACCCTATTGAACTAATATTATCTTCTTTGTAATATTTTTCACTTCTACCCTCATACCTCGCTTTTTTGAACCAATTTACCGCATCGATATTATCGGTTAAAATCATACCACCTTTACCAATCCCAAGATTTTTCTTTATGTGAAAAGATAAACACATAAAACTATTTTCAATATACATGTTAGATGTGAATCTTTTAGCCGCATCATATATAGGATATGGTTTAAGTTGATATATACCCGACCAATGATTTGTTGTTGGTGTGGTGTCAAATATAACATCACCACCCGCATTGATTATACTCATTGGTACTGATAAATAAGTTTTAGATGGAATTATAACTTCTTGTACTTGTAGGTACTTACATACTAAAAATAACGCATTTGTACAACTATCAACAGAAACAGCATATGGTGCTCCTGTATAAAGAGATACTTCCTCTTCAAACATTTGAACTATTTTGTAAGGATTATGTTTTTTTATTGGCATAAATTAAGATATTAGTAGGGTATAAACTTACCTTTTGTGGGAAGCAAATATTTCATAAATTTTATTTCGGTATCCGACAGTTTTTTTGTGTATTTTCTATTTGACACGTTAAAATAAGAAATATCATCGTCAAAAGATATTTGACTTTCATCTAATACAACTTTTATTTTTTCCGTATCTTCAAATTTTTTAAGATAAGACAACATTTTTTCGTATTTTTCATCAATAGAAACTTCTCTAAATTGACGTTGTATTTTTTCCGTCAAATCTTTTGCTGGACTACCCCCATAAATGTGATTATATTTCATATCTTTTGTTATGACTGAACCGACCAACGCCATTGATTTGTCTTCTGCAACAATTGGAGATACAATACAATGACCAACAAACCAACAGTCATTTCCGATTGTTAAATTTTTATTTGAGTTGTAGTTACACCCCTCTAAATCATCACCAAATAGTATGTGAGACCATAACTGAGAGTGTGCTCCTATTCCACAATTATTACCTATAGTCGTCCCACCAATACCGTCAATAATTGTGTATTGACCAATCCAAGCATTATGTCCTATCTTTATAGGTTTGTATCCATGGATGTTTGTGTGATGATGTATTTTACAATAATCACCTATTTCGATTTCATCCACCATTATTTGAACATCATCACCTATGTACGTATTGTCACCAATAATAACTTTTTTTGCCTTTCCATCCAAACCTACAATTTTTGCCTTTGGAGATATAAAAGTGTTTTTTCCTATAATTAACTCTTCTACTTCAATCATTTTAATTTTTTTAATTATCCCAAAATTCTAAAAATAACCAATCGTCATTTTGAACATGTGGATTTATTGATTGTTGAATTGTGTTTATTTTTTTTGCTTCCTCATTAATTAAATGAATTATGTGTCCAACATTATCAAATTTGATTATAGAGGGAAAATCATAAGGGGTATTCATTATCGTTTTTCTACCCATAAGACCCAATTCTCTTACCGTTACAAACCCATGTTTTTTGGATAAATTTAGATTTAAAAAACAATTATCATAATACTTATTTTTTAAAATTTCTATATCCACATATGTACTAATATGGCAACCTAATCCCCCAAAAAGTATTTCATAGTTAATATTTTTTTGAATTTCATTAACAACATCGTATTTAAATTCAGTTTTGTCCCTCATGTAACAATATATTTTGTTGCCAAGCCTGTTAGGTTTAAATAACGAGTAATCTTTAAATTCTATTTCTATTTTTTTTGTATTCAGATTTAAATCTTTATCAATGTGAGGACCATAAAAAACGTGAAGGTTTTTTGTATTTAAATGTTTAAGTACCAATTCATCTGATGGTGTAATACAATGTACTAACTTAAATCCGTTGTGGTTATTAATTATATTTAAGTTACCCGTACACACTCCAAAAAAAAGAGTAGGTTCATTTGTATCAATATAATCATTAAAATTATATCTTTTTTTTAACCCTTCTTTAAAAAATAATCCGTGTGTATCAACGCACAATTGTGTAATTTTTTTCATTGTCTACAACAATAAATATTTAATATGTTTTATGACTTCTTTGTAAAAATTTACCGTTATCTAAATCTTCACCATTTAATTTTGCTTCAATAATTTCTATGATTTTAGAATCTACCTCATTGATTAATTGATTTCTTTGTACGTTCAAATCACAAGCTTTTTTTAATGTTTCCCATAACAAATTAGCACCTTCTTCATTGTTAAAATATTTTTCTTTATATTCATCAAAACTCATTCTTCTGATGTCGTATAATAATTCTTGATTGTCCCACATTTTCATGTCAACAGTGACTAATTTATCAATTACGTTTCCTAATGTATCTGCCATAATTTTATTTTTTTAATTTCATTATATAATAGTTTATTTTTTTTTCTATAATTTCAAACCCTTTTTTCATATATAGGTAAACTGCCGAATTATTGTTAATATCTACAGATAAATAAATGTCATTTTCTGAATTAGAAATCAAATCATCCATTATTTGGTCACCAATTTTTTTTCCAATTTCATTATCTGAAACCATAATTCCTAACCACGTTTTTTCATCTTCATAATCTAAATGACCATACCCTACATAAACATTATCAATGTAATATAAACATGCGTATTTATGATTTTTTATAATGGTATATGGTCTTTTTGAGAAGTATCTAAATGTTTTAATACCATTAATATTTGATTTGATAAATTCATCCAATTCTAATAAAGATGAACAATCTGTATGATGTATTATTTTTTTAGATAACATAAGAATTATAATAGAACCTCAATATCATGTTTTTTTATGTATGGTCCAATATAGGGTCTATCACAATACATATGTGCCACAACATTTTTGTTGTATTTTTTACACATCATTAAACTCATAAATGAACTACTAATAAGATTAACACTTTTAGCATTCTCAATTACTTTTAATAATTCAAACATACCATATTTGGGGTCTGCGGTAATTATTGGTAAATTTGGTTCTAATTTATCACGATTTATTATTATGTTTGATTCAGGTTTTTCATGAACAAATAAGTAATCGGTAATACCCTTACTTGTTATTAATTCTTCAAAGACCTTATTTTCTAATTCAATATCACGTTCAAGATAAAAATACTCAGTTTTAATTTTTGGGTCCATACCAACTAACATGTAAAAAGCATTATCAAAATATGTTTCATAATGATATGGATTACCATCACAAAAATGTGACGATATGACTTTATCAAAATGTTGTGTTCGTATTAATTGATGCATCTCACCATCACCATCAACACTAACAACCACAATTCTTGGATTATCTCTAAACATATATTCAGTATTTTTGAAATTGTGATGTTTAGCTGCCGTGAATACCTGACTGTTTGGATTATCTTCAGCAATTTTACGTATCATTCCATTATGAACAATATTATCGCCCATACCCAAATGATGTTTTACAAATATTTTTGACATTATAAATTTCCTGTGATTCTATCACACCAATCTTTTGATATTGAGTGTGGCCAAACAACCCAATATTTAGGTTTATGTTCTGTTTGGAATTCTCTCCATACCTTACAGTAACCATCGGGGTCATTCATCATTCTATTGATTTCATCTTTGTCGGCATCTTTTCTGTGTAATGTTTCATCATTTTCACCGTGGAAGGCAACAACCCAAAAATCATAGTCTTTTTCAGGAACTTGTGAGAATCCAATATCAATACAATGTTTGAATACTTGAGCGAAGTTTTTCTTCCATTCTTCTTCAGATTCAAAGTTGTATGGATTTGGTGGGTATTGTTTATCTAAAGTATATTGTTGAACAGCTCTTTTTTCAAACAAAAGACCTGAATACTTTTCATAATCTCTTAATGTTCTAACAGTTCCAAAACCATAAGGTCCGTCATGCCCTTCTTGAGTTTCACCGTCCATACCAAACAATTTTCTATTGGTAAAATGTGAATGACTATTTTTACTTCCCCACTCTTTATCGTCATCCCATTGTTTTGTTCTACCTTTACGAGTATATTCGTGCCAAATCAAAACTTTATGTGGGTGGAACAAATCATAACCCCAAGTGTAAGCACGAGCGGCAATTGATATTTCCTCACCGTGGAAATAGTATTCAGGGTTGTGTTGTACTTCTTTTGAGAATTGTCCTAATGTAAAACAGTAGTGAGCTGAATAGAAACGAGATGTAACAGGTTCTGTTAAGCTCTGCCAACCTGGAATTGTCTCAGGTAAGAAGAATACCGCACCTTCGGGAATAAATCTGTCAAACGCCATTCTCCATGGTTCTTGCATTCTCCCTGCTGGGTCATTGTCGGGGTCAAATGATGAAACATATCCTGTAAGTAATGGTTTTTCATGACCTTTCTTTTGGAGTTGTTTAATCATCTTAATCATCTCATCATCCCAATTGGGTGCAAACCTCATATGAGAATCAATTTGAAGTGTATATTCTTCATCACCATAAAGTTGTTGTGTTAGGTTTCTTGCCCAACAAACACCTTTTGATTCCAAGTATGGAATATCAATAATTTTGAATCTTTTATCTTTATTGTACTCTGACAAGTCATCAAATTTATCATCAGGATGAAATTGTCTTGCAATACCAAATCGTAAGTTTTTTGGTTTCTTTGCATTTTCAATCATGTTTTTGATTGTGTGGACCAACTGTGGGTCTCGGTAAGAAGCAATTTGAACAAATATTTTCATGAAACTAGTTTTTACCAAAACTAATTAAAGAATTAAAAAAGTTAATAGGAAAATTTTTTAATTATAATTCGTATTATAGTTTTGTGTTGTTCCCAATTAACTTACTTTAACATATCCGTAATAAACTATTTGAGGTGTACCACTGTTATTGGTTATACCAAATGTAAAGGTATTTGTATTTGAAACCGCTGGAGATGAATTACTAATAGTTCCCGCAGTTCCGACTATCTGACTTGGTATTGATGTTAAAACCAAAGCATTTCCTGCAAGATAATACCAACCATATTGTACACCTATTACAGGTACGTTTAAGTTTGATAGTGTTACTGTTGCATTCCAATTAACAATACCGTTTGGAATATTTCCATTCACCCACATAACATATGATTCACCCGCAGTAACTGTAAAACTAACAGTATTTGTACCTGCAGATAAGGTCCAACTTCCTGTGACGGGTGATATCGCATTTTGCGAATACCCACTAAGTAATGTTTCTTTTTCAACTCTATAACTTTGAGTCAATCCGCTGTTGTCCATAACCAACCAAACACCCGTGGTGTTTCCTGTGTATATTGGTAATTGACTTATTCTTGTAGTTGCCATTTTAATTTATTTTAATTTATTTTTTTTATATAATATCTATTTCAATATTATTGTCATTTTCTGTTGTGGCGATTGTACCATCCTCAAACAATAAGAAGTATAGTTCGGTTGATGTTGGTGTAACTGTATTAGTAGGAGTAATTGACGGTGTATAAGTTATAGTTGGTGTAACCGTATTAGTTGGTGTTTGAGTTTGAGTTGCCGTTATACTTGGGGTTTGTGTTACCGTAGGTGTTACTGTATTAGTTGGTGTTTGAGTATTAGTTGGAGTTATTGTTGGTGTAGGGGTTGGTGTTCTTGTTACCTGAGCTGTTATACTTGGTGTTGGTGTTTGAGTACCAACTGGTGTATGTGTTGGTGTTTCAGTATTAGTAATTGTGGGTGTTGGAGTTGAGGTCTTAGTACTTGTTGGTGTAACTGATGGTGTATTAGTTGGTGTTGGGGTTACTGTTGGTAATGGAGTTCTTTCAATATATGTACTACCTTGACCATACACAACAATATCCCAATCAGTATTTCCACTTGATGGTATACTTGAAATATTTGGACTTAATGAAACGTATACCACGTTTTCATACGTAACAAAAGTGTTAGTCTGATACGCAGTACCATTATCCCAAAAACCCTCCCAAGCAAAATTTGACATCATTTAATATTTTGTTATAATTATGTATTCTGTGGTGTTATCACAACGTAGTTGCTACCATAGCTTGGAGCTCCCGATTGAAATGTTCCAGAATTAGACCATGTGGACCCAGAGCCATGGACTACTTGGTACATGCTGTTGTCTGTATATGCAGCCACTCCTTGTGCCCATATTGTATATGAAG